AATGTTCGCGCTGTCAACGATCGTGTCAACCTGACGACGATTCAGCGGCGCATCAACGCGCTGCCAGAAGGTCTGAACAAGTGTGTTCCCGACCCAGTTGAACATGCGCCGAACCGGAATGAAGGAGTCCTTCACGTCCGTGTTGCCCGGATAGCAAGCCATGCGGTTTCCCCAACAGACCCAGCCGCCGATAAAGTTGAGCGCCGTCACGACCCCCTGGCCGTTCAGATACTTGCCGTTCTCTGGACCGAGCCACACTTCCTTACC